AAGAAGTACACGAAACATTTTTAGATTGTGCAGTAGGTACAGGTGTATTGCTTGTTGAGGAGGGAGATGCTGTACAACCAATAAGATTTAGATCAATTCCTTTGCCACAGATATTATTAGATTCCGGTTATGATGATAAGATAGATCATATATTTAGAGAGCGTTATATTAAATTTAAACAAATAATGGTTGCTTATCCTAAAGCTAAACTACCTGAACGAATGGTAGAAGAGATGAGTAAAAATCCTGATAAAGATTGTAAAGTAATAGAAGTTGTTTATAGAAACTATGAAAATAAAAAAGAAGAAGAATATATTTATTGTGTTATTTCAGAAATGTATGACGCTGAATTGTTCACAGATTCATTTAAAGGAATAGGTTCTAACCCATTTATTGTTTATAGATGGAGTAAATGTGCAGGAGAAGTGTACGGCAGAGGCCCACTACAAATGGCTTTACCTGCAATCAAAACAGCCAATCTTGTTATTGAATTAATTTTAGAGAATGCACAAATGGCAATCTCTGGTATGTATCAAGTTGAAGATGATGGTGTTATAAATGTAGATAATATACAATTAATTCCCGGAACAATTATACCCAAAGCAGTAGGCAGTAGTGGTTTAACACCTGTGCAACCTGCAGGAAATTTTCAAGTATCTGATTTAGTTATTAGAGATATGAGAACTAACATAAAGAAAGCATTGTATAATGATATGTTAGGCAATCCAAATGAAAAAACTCCAATGTCTGCAACAGAGGTTGCTGAAAGAATGGCAGACCTTTCTCGTCAAATAGGTGCGGCGTTTGGTAGATTACAAGCTGAACTTGTAAATCCTGTATTACAACGAGTAATATATATTCTAAAAAAACAAGGAAGAATAAATATACCAACAGTAAATGGTAGAGAAATAAAAATACGATCCTCTTCTCCGTTAGCACAAGCACAACAACAACAAGATGTTGCTACAATAGATAGATTTGTTGCTATGCTCCAAGGTAGGGTTGGCCCACAGATAACTAATCTATTAATTAAACAACAAGATATGGCAAAGTTTATTGCTAAAAAACTAGGTGTTCCTGAAGAACTTATTAGGTCTGATGAAGAAATGATTCAAGCAGGACAGCAGTTACAACAGATGGGTGCTAATATGCAACAACAAGGAATTAATCCACAAGAAGTATCTAATGTTGCAAAATCTTTTACAGGGTGATATATAAGTAGAATGAAAGCAAAACCTAATCGTATAGTAGGATTAGATAATTTTGAACGAAGTCCTGAAGAAGAAACCCGTCTTAATTTTATTTTTGAGAGTGTATTTAAACTTGATGCGGGTGCAGAGGTACTTAAATATCTACGCCAAATAACTATAGAAGCAGTAGCAGGATCAGAAATTTCTGATAATCAGTTACGCCATATAGAAGGTCAACGCTATATTGTAGGTTTAATACAACGCCGACTAAACAAAGGTAGAAGTCAAAACATTATAAAGGAGAAACAAAATGTCAGATAATGTTGAAGAAGTACAAGAGTCAACACCTGAACAATCTCAGGTAGAATCTCAGGCTCAACCACAAGAACAGCCACAAGAACCACAAAATCTTTCTGAAAGACCTAATGATGTAAATCAAATAGAAACACCTGAACAAGAACTTATATTAGGTAAATTTAAGTCGCAGGAAGATTTAGAAAAAGGATATAAAGATTTAGAGCAGTTTGTTGGAGGAAAAAAAGAAGAACTTAGAGATCAAATCATAGATGAACTTTCTAATGAAGCTGATGCTGATGTACCTGAAGAATATGCTTTACCGGCACTACCTGAAGAAATAACAGAAGAACAGGTTGTTGAAAATCCTTTATTTGATTGGTGGATAGATCATTGCAAAGAGAATGCTTACAACCAAGAAATGTTTGAAGATGGTATTAATAAATTTATTAATGCTCAAGGATATTATGCACCCGATTTAAATCAAGAGGCAGAAAAGTTAGGTGAGAATGCCAATGCTCGTATTGATGCTGTAGATGCCTTTGCCCAAAGTCATTTTGGAGCAGACGACTATGAATTGTTACAATCAACCTTGGGACAATCAGCACAGGGTATTGAGATACTTGAGCGAATAATGCAAATGCAAAATCAAAATATATCAAATGCACAAACAGAACCTGCGAATAGATTAACTTTAAAAGATGTGCAACAAATGATGAAAGATCCTCGTTACTTTGATCCTAAAGAAAGAGATGAGTCTTATGTTAAAAGAGTTGATGATGCTTTTCAAAGACTTTATAGATAATGTATATGGACATAGCAGTTCCTGATGACTGTTTTGTTTTAGCTAAAAAACTAAAGCAAACAGACAAGTATGAACTAGCAGTTACAGGAAAAGAACCATTATGGGTATTATTATATCCATTTAGAATTAACCGACCTAATGTACATACATTTTCTGTGTACAAAGATAATCACGAAGTAGTAGCTATGTTTGGCTGTTGTGGAGAAAAGAAAAATCCGCAGAGAGGTACAGCTTGGTGGCTAAGTAGCGAAGAACCTTTTAACAGTTTTAAGTTTATGAAAAACCAAAAAAGAGTCTTTCAATGGTTAGCTAGTAAGTACAAATTCCTGTGGAATGTAGCTACAGAAGAACAACAAGCAACGCTTAGATGGGTACAATATATGGGGTTTACTATTTCTGATAGACAGATACTTGTCAAAAATGTAAAAATGAAGTATTTTTATTTAGAACCGAAAGGTTTTTTAGGTGAACCCATAGATAATGTGTGTGGCCCTCGTTGGATAACCCGATATCAGAACTCTGCGGACAATTCATAAACTGTAATATTAACTTTATAGGAGATAGTTATGGCAACTTCCATTACTACTGCCTTTATTAAGCAGTTTGAATCAGAAGTCCATATGGCGTATCAGCGTATGGGTTCAAAACTGAGGAATACAGTAAGACAGCTTAATAATGTAAAAGGCAATCAAGCGAGATTCCAAAAGGTGGGCAAAGGTAGTGCAACTGAGAAATCAAGACACGCCAATGTTCCAACTATGGAAATAACTCACAATACAGTTGATGTAACTCTATCTGATTTCTATGCGGCGGATTATGTTGATAGATTAGATGAGTTGAAAACTAACATTGATGAAAGACAAGTTCTTTCTCAATCAGCCGCTTCTGCTCTAGGAAGAAAAACAGATCAACTTATTGTTGATGTGCTAGATGCAGGATCTAATAGTAACAATGTCGTACACGGCTCTGCAGGTCTTACACTTGCAAAGGCGTTAACAGTTTACGAAGCATTTGGTGAAGGTGATGTACCTGATGATGGACAAAGATACTTTGTCGTATCACCTGCAGGTTGGGCTGACCTATTACAAATAGATCAGTTTTCAAGAGCAGAGTATATCGGTGAAAAAGAACTACCATATGCAGGTGGTATGACGGCTAAGAGATGGTTAGGATTCTTATGGTTCTCATTCTCTGGCTTGTCTATTTCTAGTACAACTAGAGATTGCCACGCTTGGCACAGATCATCAGTTGGTCTTGCTATGGGTTCTGATATTAGAACTGAAGTAAACTATATACCTGAAAAGGTCAGTAATCTTATCACTTCATATATGTCTATGGGTGCTGTGATGATTGACAATGAAGGTGCGATTGAATGTCAAATAACAGAATAGGGAGATAAATTATGGCTTTTACTCAAGCAAACTTAAAAAAGATTGCAGGTGGTGGAGATCAAAATGTATTTCTCTACAATTCTGCAGATGCCGTAGGTACTATTGCGGGATCAGGATATTTTAACGATGCCACTAATCAGCTACATCAGAATGATATTATCATTACTGTTGGGTCAACCGGTGGCACAAGAACAGTAGATGTCCTTGTTGTATCAAGTGCAACAGCGGCCGCTACAGTTACTTGTATTAATGGTACATAGGGTATTGGGGGAGGCAACTCCCCCGATATTTAAATTATGGTAAGTAAAATAGATATATGTAATCAAGGTTTAGTTTTAATAGGAGCAAATACAATCGCTTCATTTACAGATAATACTGTAGAAAGTAAGGTAGCTAATCAGTTATATGAAACAACATTACGCTCATTACTTACAAAAGCAAGATGGAGATTTGCAACAAAACAAGCACAGCTTACAAAACTTGCGACAGATCCTTTAGATAAATGGGATTCTGCATATCAAATACCTAATGATGCAATACTAATACATACTGTTACTGTGTCAGATAATGTAATTGTATTTGATAGATATAACGAAGAATTATTTACAAACACGAGTTCTAGTGATGTTGTAGTGTGTCATTATACATATCAACCACACGAAAAAGAGTTTCCTGATTATTTTACTCAAGCAGTTGTATTTGAACTAGCTAGTTTATTTGCAGGTGCTATTGCTCGTAACGATCAACTTTCTACACTATATCAAAGGCGGGCAAATCAACAATTAGTTTTAGCTAGAAGTATGGAATCACAAACACAAACTACAAGAAAACTTAATACAAGTTTATTGATTGAAGTTAGAAATAGAGGTACTGCAGATGGTATAAGAGCAGTTGTACCAAGAAGTAGTAGTTGATGAATGGCAACACAAAGAGTACACCAAAACAGTTTTACTCGTGGTGAAGTAGATGAAACTCTTATAGCACGAACTGATCTTGGTGCATTTCAACAAGCACTTAAAAAAGCAAGAAATGTATTTTGTCTAAACCAAGGCCCGATAGAAAGACGACAAGGTACATTATTTAGATATGACTTAGGTGAAGAAACACGAATAGAACCATTTATATTTAATGAAAACCAAGAATATATAATTGCTTTTCAAAATACAAAATGCAAAATTTTTTCTACTAATGGCACATTATTATCAAGTATAACAGGGTGTATATGGACAACTGCCGAGTTATTTGAACTTACATATACACAACAGGGTGATACAATGATTATTACCCATAAACAGTTTGCACCACAAGTATTAACAAGAACAGGTGCAACTACTTTTTCTATAGGAAATTTTTCATTTAAGGTAAGCACAAACCAAGAGAAAATATATCAACCTTATTTTAAGTTTGCAGATGATTCTATTACTTTGGATATAGATCAAACAACAAAAAACTCTACAGTAAATATTGTTGCAAGTAGTCCCTATTTTACATCTAATTATGTAGGGAAACATATAAGGTATCACGGAACAGAAATAGAAATAACAGGATATACTTCTGCAACAGAATTAACAGGAACACTACAAGCAGATGTAAGAATAGAACTAGATGATGATCCATTTAAAGCAGAAGAAGGCGATAGTACAGTTACAGTTTTGCACCCTGCACACGGATTTACAAGTGGTGTTACAATTACTGTTGAAGGAGCAGAAGCAATACTAAATGAAGATGGCAATGGTATTACAGCGGCGAATCTTAATGGAACTAAAACAATAACAGTATTAGATGATGACCGATATCAGTTTGAAGCAGACAATTCAGACACAGGTGGTGATTCCGGTGATGGTGGCGGTACTAATGTTAGAATTATAGGACACCCACCTACTCTTGCTTGGGACGAACAAGTCTATAGTAATATCAATGGTTTTCCATCTACTTGTAAGTTTCATCAACAAAGATTATTTTTTGGTGGTGGTGCAATATCTGATTTTATTGCTAGTAGCAAAACAGCAGACTTTTTTAACTTTGATGTAGGTGAAGGAGAAGATACAGATTCTATACAAATTTCTATATCATCAGATCAGATTAATGAAATAAGACATTTAATTGCAGGAAAACATTTAGAAATATTTACAAGTACAGGTGAGTTTTATTTAAAACCACAAACAGGTAGACCACTAACACCTGCAGATTTACGAATAGAACGACAAAGTAGTTTAGGTTGTACACAAACTTGTATGCCACGATTATTTGATGGAGCGGCAATATTTATACAACCAAATGGTAAAACAGTTAGAGAGTTTTTTTACAATACAGCAACAGAAGATTATGTACCTACTGTTCTTACTTTTCTTTCACCACAAGCTGTATCAAGTCCAAAGGATACGGGTATCATAAAATCAACAGGTAGAAAAACTGAGCAAATGATTATATTTGCTAATGATGATGGTTCGCTAGGTGTTTTCTCTGCTCAACGCCAAGAAAAACTAGCAGGTTGGGTTGTATGGGAAACTGATGGTAACTTTGAATCTACAGCAGGTACTACATCATTTTTATATACAGTAGTTAAAAGAACAATAAATGGAGCAACAAAATATTATCTTGAACAAATAGCCAACTCTATGTTTGCCTTGCCTACAGATTGTTCAGTAAGTAAAATATTAAGTTCATCATATCAACCGCACGGAACTATTCTTGTTAATGGTACATTTTCATCAACAAGACAAATAGTAGCTGATGGTTTTACTAACGCTCCTACTACAGGAGAAAAGTTTCAAATAGGTTCTGCAAGTACAGAATATACAATTCAGAGTGTTAATAGTACAGGAACATCAGGAGAATATATTATTGTTATAGATCAAAGTGTATCAGCAAGTGATAACACAAGTATAACTTTTACAACAAGCAGAGTATTTACAGGATTAAATACTGATCCTGATTTACGAGGTAAAATAGTTCATGCTACTTCCGGTTCTAATGAAGATGACAATATACGATATTATGGTTCATCTACTGTTGATTCTAATGGAGTTGCACAATTTCAATTACCTGCAAGTGCCTGTGATATAGGATTAACTTATACAGTAGAAGTAGAAACATTACCTATTGATTCTGTTCAACCAATTAGAGGTTTAGGATCAACATATGGTTTGCCAAGAAAGATAGGAAAAACCATATTAGAATTATCTAAAACCTATAATTTACAAGTAAATGGAAATGATGTATTGCTTAATGATAACGGATTACAAATGGTAGGTTTTACAGGTAAAAGAGATATACATACACTTGGTTATAGTCAAACACCTAATGTTTCTATAACACAATCTGTGCCTGTGCCTATGAGAATTGTAGCTATAACTTCGGAGGTATATTACTAATGTGTGGAGCAATATTAGGTTTTTTTGGTAATTTATTTAGCAATGAGTCAGATTACATAAAAGCTCAAATGGAAATGGAGCAACGAATGGCTCAAGAAAAGAAAAGACAATACGAAGCACAGGCACAAGCAGAAATGTTGGCGGCACAACAGAAAGCCAATGATATTAAAGAACAAGCACAAAAACTACGAAAACGAAACATAGCGGCGTTTGGAGCAAGTGGAGTTGAAATTAACTCACCAAGTTATGGAGCGTTTCTTGCCTCAAATCGTGAAGCTACAAAAAAAGACCTTCGTAATGCTCGTATGATGGGAATAGAAAGAGCAAATAATGCAATGCTAGGAGCAAGACAAGCAGTTATGGAAGGTCAAGCGGCACAGATTTCAGGACAAGCAAAACTATCTGCAAGAAGAACAGCACTATGGTCATCAGCAGGTGATGCTGTAGGTGAAGCAATAGGTATTGGATTTAAAATAGCAACTATATAATTATGGCTGAAGAATACAAAAGACAAATACAATATGCTCCACAAATAAGAGTTGTAGATCAATCTGGTGGTAGAGCGATATCAAGAGCACTAGGGGAAGCGGCCGCTCTTGAAAGAGATTCAGAAGCTAAACTTGTACAAAGCATAGCCGGTCTTGGTAAAGAAGTTGATAAAGTACGAGCACAGTCTGCCGTAGATGATTTTGCTGTTGAATTTGAAGAAGTAGAAGTACAAGATGATGATGGTAATATTCAAAATATAAAAAGACCAAAACCAATAAACAGACCATTATTTTTTACAGATGAAGCAGTTAAATTATTTGATAGCTTTGCTATATCAAAAGCTAAAGCACAGATTGGTTTAGAATTAGATAAAGAAGCAATGAATATTGCTAATAAAATAAAATACGATATAGGTGGCACATCTGATGATTTTAACGGATTAATGACGCCAATCGTTGAAGCATATGCAGAACAACTGCCAAACTCATATAAGCCTATACTTGATATTACTATGCAAGAAATACAGGCACAACACGCAAATAGTATTGATGCGTATCATCAAAAACTACAAGTAGATAAGAACAATGCTGAAGCT